AATAAGAAATTTAATAAATGAAAGGCAATTTGAATTACAACAAGAATATAAAGATTTTAAAGATGACATTAGATTAAATACATTGCAAGAAATATATTATTTAGGAGATGAGAGCAATGACAGAAGAAATTGATAAAATTGCAAAAAAGCCATTACTAGTCATAAGAAAATTTAAAGAATTGACAGATTTAATGGAAAGCATGACAAAAGAAGAAATAGATTTATTAGTATGTAGTTTAGAATACGAAAAATTACATAGTAAATATCCTAAATACATTAAATTATAAGGAGAGAAGAGTTATGACAGAAGATAAAAAGATAGAACAGCTTATAGCACATAATGTAAAGTCACTAACTATAAGCAAAGAAAAGTACGAGAAATTAAGAACAGAAACAAAGAACTTAATAAAGTTAAATGATGTTAAATTAAATTTTGAGGAGGAAAAATAAAGTGAAAGTAATGATAAGTCAACCTATGAAAAATAGAAAAAAAGATGACATTTTAGCAGAAAGAAAAGTAATAATAGAGAAATTTCAAAATATGCATATAGATGTGCTTGATACATTTTATAAAGATGAAATACCAGAAGATTATAATGTAGGAGTATATTTCTTAGGAAAATCAATACAAGATATGGCAAAAGTAGATGCTTTATTTATGTGTGAAGGATGGAGAGCTGCAAGAGGATGTAGAATAGAAAGACAAGTAGCACAAGATTATGGAATAAAAATATTATATGAGGATTTCTTTATTAATAAACCTGAAATTGCAACAAGAGAAATGTAGAAGAAGGTGAGTAGATGAAAAGAATATTAAAAGCATTATTAAAGACGATTATTGCAATAGTTTTAGCAACATTATTAATTTTAGTATTTGTCTATTTACCATATGTATTTTTAGGAATCATTATATTTGTAGCAATTTTAGGAATATTTTGTGAATTTTATGAAAGGAGCGAGTAGATGACTAAAGAGCAAGAAGAAGCTATAAAATTTTTAGAATTACATACAAATTTCATGGGAAAACTTGATAAAGGTAGGTGTATAAGAATACCAGAGGAAAATTTTACAAAAACAAAAGAAAGCATAAAAACAGTCCTAAATATCTAAAAGAAAACTCTGCAGAGATACAGCAGAAAAACACAGAGCTTGCAGAGAAGAATGCAGAGATAGAAAAATATAAGAAATTATTAGTAGATAATTTAGCAAAAGAACTAAACAATAGCATAAAAGCTAAAGAAAAAGCAGATACAGATTTAGAAGATTTAAACGAAGGCTGGAAATTAGAGCTAAAGAAGAAAGAAGAAGAACTAGAAATGTACAAAGATATGAAAGAGATAGTTGATTATAAAGTAACAGATCTACTTAAATTAAAACAGTATGATGATTTAAAAAAGAAAGTAGATAAGCAAGACAAGATAATTAATAAATCAATAAGATATATGGAAGATACTTTTGTACTAGAAGAGGATAAATGTATAACTGAATTATATAATATTTTGAAAGGAAGTATAAGATGAGTGTAAAAGGTAAAGTAAAAAGATGCAATAAACAAATAAAAATATTGCAAGATCAATTAGAAACAGCTCAACTATCTAATAGCAGATTAAGAGAAAAGCTTGATTCTCAAATAGACAATAGAACACTTGAGAATATAATAAAGTTTGCTATAACTAATCATGTAGGAAATTTAAGGGCAGGAATAATGATAGATGCTGCATCAGTAGATAAAATGAAAGATCTAAAATTATTAATTGATAGAAATGAAGAATATGGACGAGCTTATGTAATAAGAGTTACATATTAGGAGGTAACAATGGAGATTAAAGAAAACGAATTTGTTAGAACTGATAATGGAATATTTAAAGTTACAAAAATAGATGGTTTATATATTTACTTAGATAAGCAATATTTTGATAATCAATACCAGACGATGAGAGATGTTACTTTTAAAGAAAGAATAATAAAACATAGCTTTAACATAATAGATTTAATAGAAGAGGGGGACTATGTAAATGGGCAAAAAGTTTTGTGCTTAAAAAAGAATAATGATGACTGCAGAGATGATATAGGAACAAGTTATATAGAAGGTATTGATATTTATTTAGGGTATGATGAATCTGACATCAAAACAATACTAACACATGAACAATACGAAAGAAATTGTTATAAAATAAATTAATAATAATTAAGGAGGTACAAATGAACAGAAAAGACCTTAAAGATTACAAATATAATCAAGAATGGATTAAAGAGCAAATGGAATATATAGAGGAACTAAATAGCACAATTAATAGATTAACTACAACTTTATCAGATATGCCTAAAGGAAGTAAAAGTATATATGATATAGAAGCAGAAAAGATAGCAAATTTACAAGATAAAATAAAAGAAGTATATGATTATATAATAGAACAACAAGAGAAACAAAACAAAATATTAGAGCAATTAAATAAATTAGAATCAAAAAATAAATTGATTTTAACGAAAATATACATAAATGGTAAAAGCTTAGTTACAGCTGCAAGTGAATTAGGATATGAATATAAATACATGTGCGTTAAACATGGAGAAGCTTTAACAGAATTTGATAAATTTGATTTACAACACGAAAAATAAGGTTGAATCACGACATTAAAAGTTGCTAATATATATAATAGCAAATAAGTTAGATAATAAATATTTAATACTGTTTGCCTCTATAATTTATTGAGAGTAGATGTTTTTAATGTCTACTCTTTTTATTGCGCATTTAGAGAAACGGTAATCTCGCTAGTCTCATAAGCTAAAGATACTGGGTTCAACTCCCAGATGTGCAACCAGTGTAATGCTAGGTATTCACAAAATTATACGGAATAATTAGCCAAGAAGTTTAATTGTATCCTTCTTTCTTTTAGAAAAGTAAATAGTCTCATAGCGTATCCTAGCTATGCTTATATTCGAGAATGGTGAAATGGTATCACACAAGATTTTGATTCTTGTATTCTTAGTTCGAATCTAAGCTCTCGAGCCAAATAAAAAAAAGGAGTAAGTATGGAATTATTAGATAAATATAAAAAAGAAATATGTAGTAGATGTAAGAATAAGGAAACTAATTTTTGTGAAATTAGACAATGCATAGATGGAACATATAGATGTATTTATTATGAAAGAGAAGGAAAAGAGAATGACAAAAGGAAATTTTAAATTCAAGATTAATAATAAAAAGTGGGAGATAAAAGAAATATCTCAAAATGAAATGAGAGAACAGTTAAAGCAACATAACGATAGGGTTGAGGAGTTTGGAAAATATTATGGATTAACATATGCAGATACACAAACTATTTATTTAGATAAAGATTTATGCCTAGATAGAAAAAGAACAACTTTATTACATGAATTAGGACATTGTTATATTACTACATATATAACTCATTTAGATCAAAATTATAGTGAAGAAGATGTTGTAGATATAATAGCAAATTCACACGATATTATAAGAGAAATAGTAGATAAATATTTTGAAAAGGAGAAATAAAAATGGATTTTGGAGAAGCAATAAAACTTTTAAGGCAAGGCAAAAGACTACAAAGAGAAGGTTGGAATGGCAAAAAACAATATATAGAGTTAGCTACTAATATAAGTTATAAGAACACAAAAGGCGAGATAATTAATTGTAATCACGATGCCATAGGTAATAAGGCTATAGCATTTGTTGGAACATCAGGAGTACAAATGGGTTGGCTAGCAAGTCAATCTGATATGTTAGCAGAAGATTGGAAAATCGCAGAAGAATAGTAGGTGACATTTATGAGCAAAAAAGTAGGAAGACCAAAAAAGTATACAAAAAAAGAAGAAATAGAAGGAAAGATAGAAGAATATTTTAATATTTGTGATAAGAATAATAAGCCATATACTGTAACAGGCTTAGGTTTAGCTTTAAATATGAGCAGACAAGATTTAATAAATTATAGTAAAGATAAAGAGTTTTTTGACACAATAAAAAGAGCGAAGCTAAGAATAGAAAATTATTTAGAAGAACATTTAGTAACAGATAATAGTGTTACAGGAATTATATTTAATTTGAAAAATAACTATGGCTGGAAAGATAAACAAGAAAATGTAAATATAGAAACAAACTACGAAGAATATTTGAAACGAGTTGAGGGAGATGAGTATTAATACAAAAGCCTATATAGAAAACTACATAAAGATTAGAGATAAGAAAAATAATATAGTGCCACTTGTATTCAACGAACCACAGCTTAAATATTATAATGTAGTTAAAAGTATGTATCAACAAAGGAAACCTATTAGGATAATAATATTAAAAGCTAGACAAATGGGGTTTAGCACAGAAACAGAAGCAGTAATATTTAAGAATGTAGTTACTCATCATAATTATAACGCAGGTATAGTAGCGCACAAAGAAGATTCTACAACAAACTTATTTAATATGAGTAAAAGAATGTTGGAATACTTACCAGAAGAAATTAAGCCAGAACAAAAGAAATCTAATGCAAAAGAATTAGTATTCAATAATGATATTGGAACAGGTCTAGATAGTAGAATAAAGTGTATGACAGCTGGTGGTAAAGGAATAGGTCGTTCAGATACATTTACAGCATTACACTTATCAGAACTTGCTTTCTGGGAAGGCGATAAAAAAGCAACAATGACAGGTTTACTGCAAGCAGTACCTAATACTCCAGATAGTATGATAATAATAGAAAGTACAGCAAATGGATATGAATATTTTAAAGAAATGTGGGATAGTGCAGTCGCAGGTGAAAACGACTTCTATCCTCTTTTTATTGGCTGGAATGAGCTAAAAGAATATAGTATGCCATATACAGGCTTTGATTTAACACAAGAAGAAAAAGATTTACAAAAACAATATAATCTTACATTAGAACAATTAACTTGGAGAAGATGGTGTATAAAGAATAACTGTTCTAATGATATAAATCAATTTAAACAAGAATATCCAATATGCCCAGAAGAGGCTTTCCTTTCAACAGGTAATTGCTATTTTAACAAAGAAAATATTATAAACAGAATAAATACAGCACCAGAGTCATTAGTAAGAGGTAAATTTACTTGTTATTATGATGGAATAAGGATAAGAAATCAAAAATTTCTAGAACAAGATGATGGAAACATAAAGATATATGAATATCCTCAAAAACGAGTTCCTTATGTTCTAGGTGGAGATACTGCAGGAGAAGGGTCAGATTTCTTTACAGCACACGTAATAAATAATATTACTGGTAAACAAGTAGCAGTATTAAAACAACAATATAACGAAATAGAATATGTTAAACAAGTTTATTGCTTAGGTATGTTTTACAACTGTGCATTAGTAGGTCTAGAGAATAATTTTTCAACATATCCTACACAGAAATTAGCAGAACTTAATTATCCTAATCAATTTGTAAGAAAGAAAGAGGATCAATATAATAATAAATATGAAAAAAGCTATGGATTTAAAACAACTACTATTACAAGACCATATATATTAGGACAGTTGCAAGAGATAGTACACGATAATATAGATGTAATACAAGATAAAGATACATTAAGAGAAATGCTTACTTTTATAGTAAATGATAAAGGTAGAGCAGAAGCAGAAGAGGGGTATCACGATGATTTAGTTATGGCATTAGCAATAGCTTATTATATAAGAGAACAGCAAGATTATAAGAAAGCTGAAAGAGACTCAAAATATAAAGATATACAAGAACAAATAGATAAAATATTTGGAGAAGATATAATTAAAATAGAAGAGGACTATGAAGATGACATAGTCCCTTTTTAAACGGAGGTAAATATGGAACTTATATATACAATAATAGCAATATTATGTTTGTGCTTTGGATTTTATGTAGGTTATAAATTAGGAAAAGATAAGGAATTACCTAAAGCACCAAAAGAGGTAATACATCCAATAAAGACTATAAAAGATAATATAGAGAATAGTAGAGCAGAAAGAGCGGAAGAGGATAGATTACAAGAATTACAAGATGATTTGGCTGAATTAGATTCTTACGATGGTGGAGTAACAGAAAGGAGATAGCAGATGAAAAAGCGTGAAGAAACTAGCATAACTACAGTATGGCAAGAATATGAACGTGGAAAAGATTATAATTATCAGCAACAGTTGTATGAAAAGAGTAAAAGAAATTATAATTTCTATCACGGAAAACAATGGGAAGGTGCTAAACTTTCTGGAATACAACCAATAACATTAAATATGATTAAATCTATATGTAAATATAAAGTTGGTGTAGTAAAAACTAATACATATCAAATATATTTCAATTCTGATACATATAAAAATCAAGATGAAAGAGAGAAACTAAAAGATATATGTGATATGCTTAATAGATATGCTAATAGAATTTGGGAGAAAACCAAGGTAAATAAGTTAATAAGAAGTTGTATAAATGATGCCTGTATAGATAGTGAAGGTATCATTTATTTTTATGCAGATCCAGATGAAAATAGTAATTCTATATATTGTGAGCAAGTAAATAAAACTAATATTTATTATGGTAATGAAAACGAAGATGATATACAAAAGCAACCATATATAATTATTTCTTTTAGGCGTACTGTAGAAGAGGTTAAAGAAGAGGCTAGACAAAATAAGATAAGTGAAAAAGAAATAGATTTGATAACAGAGGACCAAGACATAGAAGAACAAGCAGGAAGAGACTTAAGAACAACAGAAATAGTTCCAATGTGTTTAGAGTTATTAAAATTATATAGAGGTAAAGATGGCAAAATTTGGGCAAAGAAATGTACTAAATTAGCAACTGTAATGAAAGATAGTTGCTTAGAAATAGATAGATATCCTGTAGCTCATATTCTCTGGGAAAGAGTAAAGGGAAGTGCTAGAGGACAAGGAGAGGTAGAAACATTAATACCAAACCAAATAGAAATAAATAGAACAGCTACAAGAAGAGCATTAGCAGTTAAATTGGTAGCATTTCCAAAATTGGTGGCTAATACAAAATATATATCTAATACAAAAGCTTTAAATAAGGTTGGAACAACCATAGAAGTAAATGAAATGAATGCAGATGATGTAAATAAAGTAGTTAATTATTTGAAACCTGCAAGTATTAGTTCTGATGCATATCAACTTCAAAAAGAGTTGCAAGAAGAAACACAAAATCTAGCAGGTGCAAGTGATACAGTTACAGGTAACGTAGATCCTACACAGGCTTCTGGTAAGTCTATATTAGCAGTACAACAGGCAAGCCAACAACCAATAAATGAGCAAGTAGAAGCATATAAAGATTTTATAGAAGATATAGCTTTAATATGGTATGCAATGCTTAAGGCTAATAGTGTAAAAGGCATTGAGCTTGTAAGAGAAAAGAAAGATTATATGAATAACACTACAACAGATGAAACATACAAGATGAGTTATGAAGAACTTAATAAGTATGATTTAGATATAAAGATAGAAACAACTCCGAAATCCCCATTTGATAAATATGCGATGGAAATGTCTTTAGAAAACTTATTAACAGCTGGGCAAATAAACTTTGAAGAGTTTGTAAATGCATTACCACAAGATTCAGCAATGCCAAAAGCAGAATTAAAACAGATATTAAAGGAAAGAGAAGAAAAAGAACAAATATTCAATCAAATTGAGAAAGTAGGAAATGCATTAAATAGCGCTATGCAAGCAGTTATGCAACAACAAGAAATGAACAATGTAGAGCAAACAGGAGTAACACCAGAAGAAGCAAATATTGTGGATAATGCAAATAATATAAATACTAATACACAACAACAAGGAGTTAATCAATAGGCAGTCAAAAGGCTGTCTATTTTTTATGCAAGTTTAGTTTAACGGAAGAACAACAGTCCCCAAAACTGTAAGGTAGTGGTTCGAATCCATTAGCTTGTGCCATAGCCGACAGGCTTAAAATGGGAGGCACATATGCCGGAATAAAACAAAAATATGAATTAATAGCCGACGGGCTTTAAATGGGAGGTAACATATGCCGGGAGAAAACAAAGATATGAACGATTCAGAGGAAGAAGTATTAGTAAATCATAATGATACATCAACAGAAAATAAAGATGTACAAAATGATAACACTACACAAGAACCTAAAGAGGAAAAGACTTACACACAAGCAGATTTAGATAAAATTGTAAGTCAAAAAACAGCTAAACTTGAAAGAAAGTATCGTAAAGAAGAGGAAAGCAGATTAATAAAATCTAAGCAATTAGAGGATACTTTAAGAGCTGGACTTGGACTAACAGATGATGATGATGTTTTGAGTAAAGTTAGAGACTTTTATAAAGAGCAAGGAATAGATATTCCAGAAGTTAGTACAGAGAATAATCGTGATGCTGAGATCCTAGGAAAAGCAGATGCTAACGAAATTATTGATATGTATGATGACAAAGATATTGAAGCTAGAGCAAATGAGCTAGCAGTAAAACAAAAAAGAGGAAAAACTACTGCACGTGAAAATGCGGAGTTTTTTAGGTTAGGGGAATATTTAACCAGCAAATTAGAAGAAAAAGAATTAAAAGAAAACGGAGTAGATACAAGTATTTTACAAGACAAGGACTTCAAGGCTTTTGCAAATAATTTTAAAACTGGAACGAAAATCAGTGATGTGTACAAAATGTGGAAGAAAATGAATGGAAAAGAGGATAAAACACCTACAAAACCAGCTTCCACAGGAAGTTCACAATCTACTGTACCAGATAATAAAGATAAGGAGTATTACACTCCAGAAGAAGTAGATAAATTATCTAGCAAAGACTTGGACAATCCTACTATTTGGAAACGTGTAAGAGAAAGTATGAAACGTTGGAAATAGGAAGGAGAAGAATATAAATGAGTTATGCAAACTTTAAACCTGTTGTATGGTCAAAATATATACAACACGAATTACCAAAATTCACAGTATTTAAACAAGATTGTGATTATAAATTCGAAGGAGAAGCCGGAGAAGGTAAAAGAGTAAAAATACAAAACTCTGGAAGACCAACTATTAAAAAATATGTACCTGGTAAGGATATAGATGCACCAGAAAAAGTTGATGGAACATCAGCTTATCTAGATATAGATCAATATGATTATTTCAACTATGGAATCGATGATATTGATAAAGCACAAGCTCAAGATGGAGTAATGGAAGCATTACAAACAGAAACAACAAGAGCTTTAGCTGAAAAAGAAGATATATTCTGTGCTACACAAATGGCAAAAAATGCAGGATATAAAACTACATCAACAGCAATAGCAGATGAAACAGCTGCTAAAAAGGCTGTAGATGATTTATTCGTAAAATTATGGAATAATGGTGTATCCACAAAAGATGATGTTACTATGTATTTAACACCTTGGTTCTATATGTTATTCCAAAATAGATTAATTGATTTAAAAACAAATAATGATGATTTAATCTCTAAAGGAGTTTTAGGACTTTATAATAGTGCTAAAATCAAAATGACAAATAATGCTTATAATGATGGAACAGATGATTATATTATCTTAAAAACATCTAAAGCATTTGCATATTGTAATGGTATTGATAAATTAAAACCATACGAACCAGAAAGAGGATTCGCAGAAGCTATAAAAGGTTTAAATACATATGGTGGTAAAATGGTAAGACCAAAAGAATGTGCAGTATTAAGATGTCATCAAGAATAGATTAGTATAAATAAAATTATTGATGAAAGGAGTGCTATATAAATGGCAGTAGCAGAAATAACAAACGTTGACTTAGTAAGAAATGAAGCTAAGAAATTGATTGATGCAGTTGCAGTTGATGTAACTGATGGTGCTAGAGTAGACTATACTAATAGAAGTGATGGGAGAATATTACTATTAATAACAAATGGTAATGCTTCTGCACAAAAAGCTACTATAG